CATCTCTTTGGCGTAGCGGCCTCAGGGGGAACTCAACCGGTCGTACGCGGAGGAGTCAAGGCACACGAGGTCCAGAAGTCGGATCTCGGTACTCAGAGGTACAACGCCTTCAAGGCAACATGGGACCACTTTGTCTCCCAACAAGGTGGAATCCACAATGCCTTGAGTGCAATCGGTGCGTCCACTTCGTTCGCGGGGTGTGACGTGGTGATGTACTTGGTCCGCCACTGGACCTTCAGGCTCGGCAGCCTGGACTCAGTCATGCCCAGTAACCTCATGCAACCGGTCGCTGACCAGTGGCTGAGGTTTAAGTAGAAAGAACAGCGGCCGTGGTGAAAACCACGGCCGCCTTTTTTTAGCTCTCCAGGACCAACTTGGCCTCACGCTCTCGGCGCCCCGCTAACCCTCCTGTAGGCCACAACCTCTTCATATCGCGGATCGCTTTAGCGATTCCAGCGTAGTCCGCCTTGGGTACAAGGTTACGGACCCTCAGCATCTCGCGCCGGCTGTCTCCCTTGAGGGAAGTACCACGGTTAAACACCAGAGAGAGCAGCGCAGCCTGTGCACCACCCCTGAGCTTATCCACTCCGGGGAACACCTTCATGGTCAAGCCACTGAACTTCGGCAAGATGATCTCGTCGAACTTCGAAATGGCTACGTCCCAAGGAAACTTGATGTCCTTGAGCTTCTTGACGTACGACTCCGCGTCTCCGCGAATCTTACCTCGCCCACCCTGGATCCTCTTGAGCTGTTCTCCCGACACAATGTCTTGGAAGATGTGGTTCACTTCCGCTTCGGTGTAATAACCGATGTCGATCCCCACCATGGCGGTGCAGCCTGAGTCTCCCTCAGGCCAGATGAAGGAGCTCTTGTATTGCTTCTCGTAGTAAGACTTGCCACCAGTCTCCTCCTCTACGATGAAATCATGTCCGCGTTTACCCAGCTGTAACATCTTCGTCCTCCTGTATAGGTGCGTCATGTGACTCGTCGAGGTCGAGGGTGTAGCCCTCCTCCTTGAAGATCGCCACGGTTGTCGAGATGGTCTCGGTGCGCTGAATCTGAGCTGAAGTATTGGCACCCGACTCACTGTTGTACCTCAGATCCACCAGGGCCTGTCCGCCCAGGTAGACCGCCATGATGGTGGCGAAGACCTCCATGGCCTTCGAGTACATCACGACATAGGACGGTACGACCTCTGGCTTGGCCTGTAGGGTGTAGAGCACCGCGATGCTTGCGGCATAGAACACCGCCAGGATGATGAACCCTGAGAACGCCAGGAAGAACTTCTTCGAGGCCAGGTGATTCGTATTCTCGTACGAGTCCTGTAGGTGTTCAGGTGTATTGGGAGGCGCTGTCCCGTTTTGCAAGAAAGACGCACCTCCCTTGACTAGATCAACAATAGATTGCCACATGGTTAGAATAGGATGAAGGCCAGTGAGTAACCGGCTCCAAAGGCAGCCACTGGCCCTAAGAACTTTGCGAGTAGGCTATACCCCGGTGGAATGAGTACCCCGAGGGCTCCGACGATCTGCATACATATCAAGGCCGCCACTGCTCCGAGTAGAAACCCAGCGTAACTACGTACACGGTTGTACCGGGTCTTAACCTGGGTGAGTTCCTTACGCTCCTGGTCCAACGTGGCGGTAAGCTTGTCGGCTTGACCCTCCGCCTCGATCTTGAGCTTCTGCTGGTCAATACCCCAGTCGGCCATGTCCTTGAGTTGTACCTCAAGGGTCACCTTGGCGTCATTGAGCGACACGAGCTCACGCTGTGCAGACTGCAGAGTGTTGCGTAGCTCCGTGACCTTCGCCTTGAGCTGTTGCTTAATCTCCGCAGAGGTTGCGGCGTACACCGGAGTGCTGCACCGCAAGAACAGCAAGAGGGATAGAAATGGGATGAGGTGCTTCATGGTAGTTGGTCAATGAGTAGTCCGATCTCGTCGGTTTGTTGTTGGGCTCCGATGATCTTCTTGCCTAGGTTTCCAATCACCCGGGTGAAACGGTTTGTATTCGGGACAGGAGGCCGCACACCTTCAGACCTATCCTTTGGTACGGATTGGCAAGAACATAGCATCCCCAGGATTAACATTACGGTTATGTATCGCATGGATTGTTTGTTAGTTTTGGGACAAAACAAAGGGCAGACTACCTAGATAGTCTGCCCTATACAATGCTGCGTTACGTGCTAGTTGTTCTGGCTAGTCGGCTTGGTTACAGGTTTCAAACGCTCGACCTGTTCCTTTAGCGTCTCCGTGAGCGTCATGGTTTTGTTGACATCACTACGAGTCGCTTCCTGATGGCTGTGCATGGTGGCGAAGAACCAGACACCTCCACCGAACTGAACCAAGAAGGCCAGAGAAGAGGAGATGCAGAACTTCACAAGCCACGACTTCATGTCGTTGTAGTTCTTTGCCGTCTGCTTTACGTACTCGAAGTCCCGACAGATGGCGTCGACTTTAGCGTTGAGACTGCCGACATTGCCTCTGAGTCCGTTGGATCCGTCCACACCTATACAGATGTGGAGCACCTTGTCGATCTGTTGGCTGCTTGCCCGTAGCTCTTTGCTGACATCCTTGACGGATTCCTCCAGGTCCTCCAGACGTTTAGTTGTGCGTAAGTCGGTCTGCTCCATTTGCCTACGCATGTTCTCTAACTCCATCTCGGTAAGCTTCCGAGCGGTGTCTAGCTGCGCCTGTGTCTTTGAGATGTCTTCCCCCATATCTAGGCAAGATCTTACCTGGATACTAGGCGTCCTGTCGCTTCACGATTTCTACTTTTTCAGAAGGATCACTCTGTTCCTCTGCTGAGTAGTACGCCGCCTCTGAGGACTCAGTGGTCTCATCGTCCGCCTCTGTCTCCTGTGTAGGTGTACCGTCAGCTATACTCTCGGAGAGTTCAGAATCCGCCAGGCTGCGCTTGAACACCCCGCGGACAGAGTCGTTATAGACCTTGTCGACGATCAGGAACTCACTAACCCCAACGAGTCCAGCAAACAGACCCTTTTTACGGCTAGATACCGAGTGTTTGACACAGGTGGCACTGGCCTCGGTTAATCCCAAGGCCTCCACCCGTTCAACTGGTACTTCCTGACCGCACACGATACACGAAAATGACATACAGATACCTTAGTGTATTGCTACTGGGTAGGACCAGCTGCTTGTTGTTTTGCACCCTGAACACCCTGGGACCCAGCCTGGGACGTCATTTGTTCAAGTTGTGCCTTTACGGATGCCCACAGGTCCTGATCCTGTGCCTTAATCTGTTGAAGCTCAGTCCTGCGCTGCGCACCATCGAGCGGGAATAGCTGCTGAGCGAGCTGTTGTGCTCTCTCGAGTGCGTCTTGAGGTGTGCCGCCGCCTGCACCTGCCTGCTGGGCAATGCCACCCTGACCGGGGGCCTGTGCGGGTTGATTACCTTGAAGAACCGACATGATGTTCTGGTTCTCAATGTTAGCAACGGCATCACGCTCCTTCTCCTCTTCGTCGATGTCCTTGGCGATGCGCTCTTCTTCGCGCTTCTTACGAAGCTGATCTTCGAAGTCGAAGTTGTAGAGCTTGAGAAGCTCACTACGAGCAATGGAGTTGGCAGATACGAGCTGACCAATGACCTGCTTACGCTCGATGTCATCAGAGAACGTGATGGGAATGAGACTGATCTTGGCTTCCGGAAGACCCAAGATGCTCCCCACGACCTTACCAATGTGAGACAACAGACGGTTGTAGTTGATCGGTACGGTACTCCAGGCGTTCTCGAACATCCGAAGCATCGGGCCGGCTGCCTGCTGCTGGAAAGTCATCTCGAACATCTCCACCGGGATGTTGAGTGCATTGAGGATGTCGTGCTTCGCCTTCTCGATCAATTCGGTAGGTACGAGCTTGGAAGCATCACCTCCGAGCTGCTGGTAGTTGAGAGGGAAGGGGAACTTATGGTAGGCACCTGGATCTCTCCGGTGCTCCGTGATCATATCGTCCACGGCGGCAGCCCAGACGCCACCGTTCTGGTGTAGGAACGGGTTGACCGCGGGGTTGGGGTCGGAAGACATCGAGACCACACGGAAGGGGGAGATGTCCTCAAAGCAGATGACCTCGTTGTAACGCTTGAGCGTCTGCAACATGAAGAAGTCTTCGAACATGAACATCGCCGGAGGGATGGCTTTGCCGTCCGTCCTGATGGTCGTGGGGTTATCAAGCTTGAGGTGTAGGAAGTTCTTAGGATTGAAAGCCATCATGGCCTTCTTCTGGATGCACTCGTAGATCACCGCGGGAGTCTTACGAGGGAAGAACTTGTCGTTCTTGCTCGTGACCTTCTTGATGTATGTCTGTGGGATGTCCCAAAAGAACTCACTCTGTCCGGTGGTGTCCTCATGCCGGATCTTGATCTCCTTGGCAGGCCAGTGAACCAAGTGGATGTCCTCCACGGCGCGGGAAGGCATGTCGTCACACTTGAACTTGCCTGAATAGTTACAGGACTTCGAGATACAAGAGGACATGTAGATCCCCTTGTCGAAGGTGAACTTGATCTTATCGATGTTCGTCGTCTTCCGACACTTGGGACAGGTGAGATGTCTAGTGAATCCCTGGTTCACCGTTGTGAACTCATTCCCGAAGGTCAGGAGGTTCTGTCCCGCGACCCCAAGGGCCTGACGCCAGTGCAATACCTCAAGTGCCTCTTGGTATTTACCCTTGGCTGCCTCGTCATCACACTCGATAACGATGTTGGTGATGAAGTAGTTGGCTACCCGGTTGATCGCCTGCTTGAAGAAGCCGTTACGGAACAGCAGGTGTTCAGTCCAAAGGAGCATCCCCTCGATGCTCTGTGGCATGTACTGCAGGGGGATGTTGTAGAATGGGTTGGTGTAACGATCCTTGTCGCTACGTCCAGCACCGAAGAATGCTTGAGGATCGTCAGAGGCCATGATTACGCAGGTTTGGGTGTGGAGATCTCAGAAATGGGAGCGGGTGAGCTCAACTTGTCTTTATTTGCCTCATCGGCAACCTGTGAACCTTCGCGATCGTAGAACTCTGCCTTCTTTGTTGAGTCAAAATCGCTCTGTGTGTCGCCATCCGTAACTGCTCCGTACTTATTCATGTGAAATCTCCTGTTCTTCTTCGTCTTGCATGGGTTGGAGGAGCAGCATCGTCCTGCGTCCGTCCTTATGTTCAAATAGCATACCCGAAGACATGACCTCGAGAGTATCACCACCGACCTCCAGATCAAAGACTTGTCCTCCTGTAGGCTCAAGCACGATGTCAGACTGACTGGTGAAGACCAATAACCAGCCGAGATGGTGACTTACGAACTCCTCAGCCTTCATGCGCACCTTGCCGAACGGAGTGGTAAAGGAAATGTTTAGTACTGGGGCCTTCGGTGGAATAAACATAGGTACGACTGGCTCGTGTGTTACGGGATCTTGAGTAATGCGGCGAGCTTTCGCACCCTTCTTGCCACTCTTGCTGGAGGTCTCAACAGTTGTAGCCTGTGGAGCCACTGCACCCATCCCCAAGGCGGACTTACGGACCGCCTCCTGCATCTTTAGGGCCGCTGCACTAAGTGTAGGCGCCTCATCCGTACCTACCATTTCGGCACCGCTTGCTAGTAAAGACTCGTAGTGACCCATAAGTATTGCGTTGTAAAACTAAGGCGCGTAAACTATCGAGTCGAACAGGTTGAGGCAACAGAATTTATGGCACTTTCGATCAAAATCCACCAGGAACTGTCGGACTACACTCAAGATTCTCAGTCTCAGAAGTTAAGGATTTGGACGACTGACGCAGTAGACGTCACACCAGCGGTGTTTATCCTACAGCGTGTTCTCAACAAACGTACCAATAAGACAGACAATACGTTTGCCGCCATAGCTACCCCGGCACAGCTTGAAGATCTACAGGAAAACACACCGGGACCCGGTACGACTTACTATAGAGCCTCCGAGATCACACTTGTCGGTAGGGTACCGGAAGACCTCGCGGTAATCTTCCAATCTATTGTGTATGAAGTGCGGTCTTTGTTGCGTGATCTACAGGCCCAACAGGCCCTCACGCCTAATGGGTCGTTTATCGTGACGCCCACCTCGGTAACCGCTTCTACGTAACAGAGCCACCAAACTGGGGGTGGTGTTCGCAGTTTGTTCAGGGGTTAACAGGCTGCTGTATATGTATTTACAAAAATACACAACCTGACACAACTAATTTAACCGCTGAAAAAAATGCTAAATACTGAGCAATTTGCCCACTGCATACATCTACGGAGCATCAAGAAGGGGATCATTGGATACGTCCAAGGACTAGGTATTACTGACCCAGGTGCACTGAGGGAGATACGTAAACAAGTCCGCCTGTACCTGGCTGCACACGGCTTTGCTCCGCCTACCGCTGTACCTGCCACCCCAACCGCCACCCCGGTTGAATCTCCCAAGGCGGAGAAGCAGTGGGGGAACAAGCTGAAGCTCGACAAGGCCTATTACTACAACGAACCGGACGACAAGTACGTCCTGCACCTCAAGGCAGCTGGCGGCAACGTCATCCTGCCGGGTGAAGTGGTAAGGAACATCCAGGAGACATACTCCAACTGGTTGGGGAACCCCCACACGATCAATGAGGTCTGTCGGAATCACCGCATCCCTCGCAACTACCTCGTGGAGATCCTGAAGGTACTGGGCATCACCCATGACAAGGAGCCCACCACGACCGAGGTGCTGGAGAAGGAGGACATCGACATCCTGTCGGAGGAGCTGGTAGCTAAGAAGAGATTCCAGCTCTACCAGACCTTCCAGAAGAAGTCCTGGCAGCAGACTCAAGAGGCCGCGGATAAGTGGCACAATTTCCAAGAGGGTATCTACGACCCCTTCAGTCTGTTCCTGGAGAACTGGGTTCCCCCTGTCTACAAGGAGGTCCCTGGACCTAAGTATACCGGACCCGGTACCGAGCGGGACTCACGTGTCTGCCTCGTGGGCTTGAGTGATCTTCACTACGGTACCAGCGCGGATCCAAAGGACAGCTTCCAGCAAGAAGGACAGAGTACGGCCGAGACCGTCACGTTCGTGGAGAAGTACGCCGACGCGATAGCGGAGAAGCAGGCACAGAAGAGGTACGAGTTGCGTAAGTGCATCGTGGCCTCCCTGGGTGACATCCTCCATACTACCGGTCAGGGTACCACCACGAAGGGGACACCCCTACGGTTCGACTGTCTCAAGGAAGAGCAGTTCGAGCAGGCGTTCAACTCGATGGTCAACTTCCTGAACAAGATGCTGGTGTGCTTCGAGGAAGTAGAGGTCAAGAGCGTGAAGGGCAACCACAATGACTTCGGTGATTGGGTTCTCTTCAGGGCGCTGTCTTCGTACTTCCGTACGTGTCCACGCATCAGCTTCGACGTCTTCCGGACTGACCACGGGATGTTCCGGGTGAACTCCACCCTCTTTGTGATCTCTCACGGCGCCTCGGCTGAGTTCAAGGCCAAAATCCCCAAGTCAGGGAGTGCGCGTGAGGCATATATCGGTAACTTATTCCTCAGCCGGCCTGAGGCCCTCGTGGGGGTAAAGCACAAGATCTTATTGACCGCGGACCAGCATCATCTAGAGATGCAGGAGTACGCGGAGTTCGAGCACTACATGCTGAGTACCCCTGTGAAGGGAGACAAGTATGCAGAGGCACTAGGACTACGAGGTAAACCAAGACAGACGCTCTTCACAATCGGCCAAGAGGGTATCGAGAGTCTCGAGTACGTCTTCACAAAATAACCAATCAACTCACTACAATATGCCACCACAATCAAACATCCCTATGGGTGACCTCGCGCCTGAAGACAGGGCGAGGCTTGTCCGGGAACTGATGCAGGCCTTTGATCTCCCTGTGGAAACCGTCCAGGTCTCCACCACTCACGACTTACAGCCAGGAGATACCGTCACGTTGACCATGCCTGAGGTCTACCCACAGGTAGAAGACCAGCACCAACGGGTGAGGTTCCGTGATCTCTGGAGTGGTCCCAGTAGCGGCTGGCGAGCCTATCTCTGGTTGTCAGGTCTCAAGAGACGGCTGTACAGCTTCCTCAAGAAGTGTCTCGAGACCAACCGCCGCTGGATGAACAGAGATCGTGACGAAATCACCAGGGAGTTCATACGCATCGACGCTCTCGAAGAAGACGCACGACAATCAAACGCCGCACACTTCCAGGCGGTACACAACTACACCGACCAAGAGGCGCAAGCCCTCGTTGATGCTATGCGGGAAAACAGGAGGGAGTTAGGTATTGAAGCCTCCAGGGCGGAAGACGCGGCTTTCCTCGCACGCTTGGATAGAATCCACCGAGACAATGCAAGGGAGACAGACAACAGCTTGGTTGCAAACCTTCGTAGAAGACAAGGCGAGCTAGTCGCCGCTTTCCAGGCAG